ATGACAATCAATTTCTCCTCGGGGGACGAGCCGCCAGTGGACATGCTGGCGACCACAGAAATCTGGCTACGTGAGGCGGCTGAGGCTTTGGCAGGCACCGTTCACTCGATCAAGTCCGGCGAGTTCGGCAAGGTCAAGGACGCGGTGGAGTGCATCAAGGGGCTGAAGGCGGCGGTGCATCTGGCCATAGAAGAAGGAAATCGTGTTGAAAAACTCCGCAAGCAAGTTGCCGGGTCTGTCGGAACCGGCAGCCTCGACATGGACGCCGCGCGCGATGAAATCGGGCGCAGGTTGGCTCGCCTCCGCGACGCCGGAGGCGATTGAGGCGTTTTTGGAAGGGCTGAGTGACAACGCGCTGTTGGCGCTGCCGTGGCTCTTTGAGTTCTGGGCGCTGCCGCATCAGGTGCCGCCCGAAGGCGCGTGGAAAACATGGGTGATCATGGGCGGGCGCGGTGCGGGGAAAACCCGCGCTGGGGCAGAATGGGTGCGCGCCGAGGTGGAGGGGGCGACCCCGATGGCGCCGGGTCGGGCGCGGCGGGTCGCGCTTGTGGGCGAAACGGTGGATCAGGTGCGCGAGGTGATGGTGATGGGGGAGAGCGGGATTTTGGCCTGCTCGCCACCGGATCGGCGGCCCGAGTGGCAGGCAACGCGGCGCCAGCTTGTCTGGCCCAATGGCGCGGTGGCGCAGGTGTTTTCGGCCCATGATCCGGCCAGTTTGCGCGGTCCGCAGTTTGATGCCGCTTGGGCCGATGAGTTGGCGAAATGGCCCAAGGCGCAAGAGGCTTGGGATCAGTTGCAGTTTGGCTTGCGGCTTGGCGAGGCGCCTCGGCAGGTGGTGACGACGACGCCGCAGAATGTTGAGGTGTTGAAGGCGATCTTGAAGAACCCCTCGACCGTGACCACCCATGCGCCGACCGAGGCCAACCGCGCGCATCTGGCGGCGAGTTTCCTGGAAGAGGTGCGCGCGCGCTATGGCGGCACGCGGCTGGGGCGGCAGGAGTTGGACGGGCTTTTGTTGGAGGATATGGATGGCAGCCTATGGTCCGCGGCGCAATTGGACGCGGCGCGGGTGGCGGTGGTGCCTGTCTTTAGCCGGATCGTCGTGGCGGTTGACCCGGCGGTGAGCCAAGGCGGTGGCAGTGATGAGTGCGGGATTGTGGTGGTGGGGGCGGTAACAGAGGGACCGCCGCAAAACTGGCGGGCGGTGGTCTTGGAGGATGCCTCTGTGCGGATGTCCTCGCCCGAGACCTGGGCGCGGGCCGCCTTGGCGGCGATGGCGCGGCATAAGGCGGATCGGCTTGTCGTTGAGGTGAACCAAGGCGGGGATCTGGTGACCAGCGTGATCCGGGGCGTGGATGCGCTGGTGCCGATCAAGGCGGTGCATGCCAGCAAGGGCAAGGTGGCGCGGGCCGAGCCAGTGGCGGCCTTGTATGAGCAGGGCCGCGTGGCGCATCTGCGCGGGCTTGCCGCGCTGGAAGAGCAGATGTGCCGCATGACGGTGCAAGGTTATCGGGGCAAGGGCAGCCCTGACCGGGTGGATGCGCTGGTTTGGGCGCTGACAGAGCTGATTGTTGACCCCTCACAAGCCTTTGTCGCCCCGCGGCTGCGCACGCTGGGTTAACGCCCCTTAAGGATTGCCGCTTTAGGGTGATGTTCAGATCACAAGACAGCGGCCCCGAGTTGCGGGACCGGGAACGGCGGGCCTGTTGCGGGGCGCGCGACAAAGGAGCTTTGCGAGATGGTGTTCGATTTCCTGAAGCGCGCGCCGGGGACGGAGAAAGCGGCTGCGGCTCTGCTCGAAGCCAAGGCCTCGGCCAATGCTGCGGGCTTTGTGGCCGAGGCAAAGGCCTCGGCCCATGCTGGAGGCTTCGTGCCCGAAGCCAAAGCCTCAGCCACGGGGCGTGTGGTGGCCTTTGGCTCTTCAGGCCGGGTGGCGCGGAGCCCGCGCGATGCGGTGAGCTTGGCGCGGTCGGGGTTTCAGGGCAACCCGATTGGCTTTCGCGCCGTCAAGCTGATTGCCGAGGCGGCGGCGGCGCTGCCGCTGGTTTTGCAGGATGCCGAGCGGCGCTATGAGGCGCACCCGGTGCTGGACCTGATCCGCCGCCCCAATGGTGTGCAGGGGCGCGCGGAGCTGTTTGAGGCGGTTTACGGGCATCTTCTGCTGTCGGGCAATGCCTATATCGAAGCGGTGCCGGGGGTGGGCGCGCTTCCGGGTGAGTTGCATGTGCTGCGGTCTGACCGGATGGCGCTGGTGCCGGGTGCGGATGGCTGGCCGGTGGCTTATGATTACACTGTGTCGGGGCGCACGCATCGCTTTTCGATGAGCGCTGAGCAGCTGCCGATTTGCCATATCAAAACCTTCCATCCGCAGGATGACCATTACGGGTTCAGCCCCTTGCAGGCGGCGGCGGTGGCTTTGGATGTCCATACCAGCGCCAGTGCTTGGTCAAAGGCGTTGTTGGACAATGCCGCGCGGCCCTCGGGGGCGATTGTGTACAAAGGTGCAGATGGGCAGAGCCATTTGAGCAATGACCAATATGACCGGCTGTTGAGTGAGATGGAAAGCCATCATCAGGGGGCCAAGAATGCGGGCCGTCCGATGCTGTTGGAAGGCGGGCTTGACTGGAAGCCGATGGGGTTCAGCCCCAGCGACATGGAGTTTCACCAGACCAAACAGGCGGCGGCGCGGGAGATTGCCATCGCCTTTGGGGTTCCGCCGATGCTGATGGGAATTCCGGGGGATGCGACCTATGCCAATTACCAAGAGGCCAACCGGGCGTTTTACCGGCTGACCGTGCTGCCCTTGGTGCAGCGGGTGGCGGCGGGGGTGTCGCATTGGCTGTCGGGGTTTACGGGCGAGGCGGTGGAGTTGCGGCCCGATCTGGACCAGATTCCGGCCTTGGCGGTGGAGCGTGATCAGCAATGGGCGCGGGTGGGGGCGGCGGATTTTCTGACGCCGGCCGAAAAGCGGGCTTTGCTGGGTTTGCCGCGCCTGCCTGAGGCGGGAGTGGTGGAGGACGGTGAGGCGTGAGAAAGCCGGGCGAAAGCGGATCGCGCTTTGTCTACGACAGTTTTGACGCCGCCGCGGCCCGGATCGAGGCGAATGAGCGGGTGGCCGAGGAGCGTTGGGCAGCGCTGGAGTGGCGGCTGGGCCAGATTGATGCGGTGCTGGAGCGGTTGGAAAAGCGCGTCTGGCTGGGGGTATACGGGGTGGCCGCGTTTTTGTTGGCGCAGATGGCCGAGGCTTTGATCCAGGCGGCCACTAGGTAGAACGGTGAGGTGTGAGATGACGATTGCGGGTGAGCTTGAACGCAAGGACATGCAGGCGGTGGCAGGGGCCAGGGTGGGCCTGAGGCTTACTGAGGACCACGGGATCGAGGGCTATGCAAGCCTCTTTGGCAAGCGCGATCAGGGCGGCGATGTGGTGGTGAAGGGTGCCTATGCGGCCAGCCTCAAACGGTTGGCGGCGGGCGGGCGGGTGGTCAAGATGCTGTGGCAGCATGACCCGGCCCAGCCGATCGGCATTTGGGACGAGGTGCGCGAGGATGCCACGGGACTTTGGGTCAAGGGGCGCTTATTTAGCGATGTGGAGAAGGGCCGCGAGGCGGCGGCCCTGTTGGCGGCGGGCGCGATTGACGGGTTGTCGATTGGCTACCGCACCGTAAAGGCGGAACGCGATGGCAAGGGGCAGCGCCTTTTGCAGGAGTTGGAGCTTTGGGAGGTGTCTTTGGTGACCTTTCCGATGCTTCCCGAAGCGCGGGTGGCGGCCAAGGGCGATCTGCCTGAGGCCGAGATCTGGCGCAGTCTGGCGCAGGCTTTGACCGAAGCGGCAGAGGCCATGGCCGGGCGGCCCTAGGCCCGGTTTTTACGACCAAACCAAAGGATGAATGGAATGACCGAGACGAAGGCTCGGGCCGGGGAAGGTGTGCCTATGGCCACCCAATCGGCCCAAACTCCGGGTGCGGAAGTGAAAACCGCTCTGGATGGATTTCTGAACGCCTTCAAGGGCTTTCAGGGTGAAGTGAAACAATCGTTGCAACATCAGGAAGAGCGTTTGACCATGCTGGATCGCAAACAGATGACTTTTGGCCGCCCTGCACTGGCCACCAGTGCCGAGGTGGAAGTGCCCCACAAGAAGGCCTTTGGCGCCTACTTGCGTTCGGGCGATGATGATGGCCTGCGTGGCCTTGTCTTGGAGGGCAAGTCCTTGTCGACCGCTGTGGCCGCGGATGGCGGCTATTTGGTCGATCCGCAGACCGCCGAGACCATTCGCTCGATGCTGGTGTCGACCTCCAGCTTGCGCGCTGCGGCCAATGTGGTGCAGGTGGATGCGACGTCGTTTGACGTGCTGATTGATCGGTCGGAGGTCGGTTCGGGCTGGGCAACTGAGGTTGCGCCGCAGGCGGAAACCGCGACCCCGTTGATTGATCGCATTTCGATCAAGTTGCATGAGCTGTCGGCCATGCCGAAGGCGAGCCAGCGGTTGCTGGATGACACCGCCTTTGACGTTGAGGGCTGGTTGGCTGGCAAGATCGCCACGCGCTTTATTCGCGCCGAAGCTGCGGCCTTTATCAACGGGGATGGTGTGGACAAGCCGCGCGGGATTTTGCTGCCGCCTAAGGTGGCCAATGCGTCCTGGACCTGGGGCAATCTGGGCTACATCCCGACGGGCGCTGCGGCGGATTTTGCCACCACCAATGCCAGCGATTGCATCGTGAATCTGGTCTATGCGCTGGGGGCCGATTACCGCGCCAATGGCACCTTTATCATGAATTCGAAAACCGCAGGTGCGGTGCGCAAGATGAAGGATGCCGATGGCCGCTTTATGTGGGGCGACAGCCTGCAGGCCGGGGAGCCTGCGCGTCTGATGGGCTATCCGGTGCTGATCTGCGAGGACATGCCGGATGTGGCGGCCAACAGCCACCCGATCGCCTTTGGCGACTTCACCGCCGGCTACACGATCGCCGAACGCCCCGATCTGCGCATCCTGCGCGATCCCTTCTCGGCCAAGCCGAATGTGCTGTTCTACGCCAACAAGCGCGTTGGTGGGGATGTCACTGACTTTGCGGCGATCAAGCTGCTGCGTGTTGCGGTCTCGTAAGGCGAGGCGGCGGGTCCGGCCCCTGTGAGGGGGCCGGATCTATTGGCGCGCGCGGTTCGAAACGGGCCTTTGGGGCTTTTGGCAAAGGATCTGAAGATGATGCTGACGGAAATGACGACGGTCCCCGTTGCTGCCCTGCCCGTGCAAGGGTTGAAAGACCATTTGCGGCTGGGGTCGGGGTTCACCGAGGATGGGCTGCAAGATGGGTTGATCGAGGCCTATCTGCGCGCCGCGATTGCGGTGGTGGAGGGGCGGATCGGCAAGATGCTGATCGCCCGGCGGTTTAAACTGGAGCTTCAGGATTGGCGCGGGGCAGGCGAGCAGCCCTTGCCGGTGGCACCGGTGAGTTCTGTGGTGTCGGTCACGGTGGTGGATGTGCAGGGTGCGGCCACGGTGGTGGAGCCCGCGCGTTATCGGCTGGTGCCGGACATGCATCGGCCAAAGCTGGTGGCGGTGGGGGTTTTGTTGCCCGTCGTGCCGATGGATGGCCGGGCTGAAGTGGTGTTTGATGCAGGCTTTGGCGTGACATGGGCCGAGGTGCCGGTGGATCTGGCGCAGGCGGTAATGTTGCTGGCGGCCGAGTATTATGAGACGCGCCAGCCCGGAGATGGGGGGGCTTCGGGTTTGCCCTTTGCCGTTCAGGCGCTGATCGAGCGCTGGCGCACGGTGCGGATCTTGGGGGGTAAGCCATGAGCGCCCCTCGAAAGACGCCGCGTCTGGATCGCCGGATGGTCTTGGAGGCACCCACGCGGGTGGCTGATGGGGCGGGTGGGTTTCAGCTGACCTGGGTGGTGCGGGGCGTTTTGTGGGCCGCGCTGACGCCCGGGGCAGGGCGCGAGGCGGCAGGGGTTGAGGTGCGTGCAGCACAAGTGCCCTACCGCATCACCGTGCGCGGCGCGCCGGTCGGGTCCACGGCGCGGCCTCGGCCTGAGGATCGGCTGCGCGATGGGGCGCGGGTGTTCACGTTGCTGGCCGTGACCGAAGAGGGCCCGCGTGGCCAGTATCTGACCTGTTTTGCCCGTGAGGAGGATCCGGCATGAGCTATGCGGCGGCAGCGGCCTTGCAGGCGACGATTTACGGGGCGCTGAGCGCGGCACCTGCGCTTTCGGGGGTGAGCATCGTTGATGCCATGCCCCCCGGCACCACGCCCGGCACCTTCATTCTGATCGGCCCCGAAGTGGCGGTGGATCAGTCGGATGGCACGGGGGCGGGGGCGGAGCATCGGTTCACCATCAGCGTCATCAGCGATGCGACGGGGTTCTTGACCGCGAAATCGGTGGCTTCGGCCGCTTCGGCGGCGGTGTTGGCGGGGGGGCTTAGCCTGACGACCGGGCATTTGGTGTCGATCAATTTTCAGCGCGCCGTGGCGCGGCGGCTGGAGGAGGGCTCCACGCGGCGCATCGACATGACGTTTCGGGCGCGGGTGGAGCTTTAACGGATTTTCACAGCCATGGGCGCGGCCTTTTGGCGGTTAGGGAGATGAGACATGGCAGTGCAGAACGGCAAGGACCTGTTGATCAAGGTCGATATGGTCGGGGACGGGCAGTTTCAGACGCTGGCGGGGTTGCGCGCGCAGCGGTTCAGCTTGAACGCCGATCAGGTGGATGTCACCAGTCTGGACAGTGCGGGCGGCTGGCGGGAGTTGCTGGCGGGGGCTGGGGTGAAGTCCGCCTCGATCTCGGGCTCGGGCGTCTTTCGCGATGCGGCGACGGATGGGCGGGCGCGGCAGATTTTCTTTGATGCCGAAACCCCGGATTTTCAGGTGGTTGTGCCTGATTTCGGCACCATCGAGGGGCCGTTCCAGATCACCAGCATCGAATATGCCGGCAGCCACAATGGCGAGGCGACTTATGAGATCAGCCTCGCCTCGGCCGGTCAGTTAACCTTTGTCGCGCTGTAAGGGGGCGGGCGGATGGCCAACCCCTATGCCGGTGAGGTGGCGATTGTGCTGGATGGGCAGCGCCATGTGGCCAAGCTGACCCTTGGCACGCTGGCCGAGTTGGAGGCCGCGCTGGAGGCGGGGTCGTTGATGGAGCTTGTGGAGCGGTTCGAGACGCGAGCCTTTACCACACGCGATGTGCTGGCGCTGGTTGTTGCGGGGCTGCGGGGCGGGGGCTGGCAAGGCACGGCTGCCGATCTGCGCACCGCCGAGATTGCTGGCGGGCCGGTGGCGGCGGCGCGGGTGGCGGCGGAGTTGCTTGCACGGGCGTTTCAGCTGCCGGGCGAGGCATGAGCGGGATTGATTGGCCGGGGCTGATGCGGGCCGGGATGGGCCGCTTGGGCCTGACGCCTGATCAGTTCTGGCGGCTTAGCCCGGTGGAGTTGCGGATCATGTTGGGCGCAGAGGCGGCGGTGCCGCCTTTGACGCGGGCGCGGCTGGAAGAGCTGGCTGCGGCATATCCCGATCAGGGAAAGGGCAAGGATCATGGCAGAGATTGACGAGCTGCAAGACCAGATCGCCGCACTTGAGGCCACATTGGCGGGCAGTGCGGGGATGGTGGCGGCCTTTGACGGTGAGCTCTCGCGGATGCGGGACAGTCTGGTGTTCACCGGGCGCGAGGTGAACACGCTCTCCACTGGGATCGGCGGCGGCTTGCGCCGGGCTTTCGACGGACTGGTGTTTGACGGGGTCAAGCTGTCGGATGCGCTGCGCGGTGTGGCGCGGACCATGGCCGACACGATCTATGGCGTGGCGATGAGGCCGGTGCAGAACGCGCTGGGTGGCGCACTGGCCCAAGGGTTGAACGGGCTTTTGGGTGGTTTGATGCCCTTTGAAAAGGGCGGTGCCTTTGCCCAGGGCCGAGTGATGCCCTTTGCCAAGGGCGGCGTGGTGGCGCAGGCGACAGCTTTTCCGATGCGGGGCGCCACCGGGCTGATGGGTGAGGCGGGGCCAGAGGCGATCATGCCCTTGGCACGCGGGGCCGATGGCCGGTTGGGTGTGCAGGCGACGGGATCGGCACGGCCTGTGACGGTGGTGATGAATATCACGACCCCCGATGTGCAGGGCTTTCAACGCAGCCAGACCCAGATTGCCGCCCAGGCCCAGCGAATGCTGGCGCGTGGGCAAAGAAACCGCTGAGGGGCAGGACCATGGCATTTCACGACATCCGCTTTCCGGCTAACCTGTCGTTTGGCGCGCTGGGCGGGCCAGAGCGGCGCACCGAGATTGTGACGCTGGCCAATGGCCATGAGGAGCGCAACACGCCTTGGGAGCATTCGCGTCGGCGCTATGACGCGGGGATGGGGCTGCGGTCGCTTGATGATCTGGAGGCGCTGATCGCGTTCTTCGAGGCGCGTCGCGGGCCTTTGCACGCCTTTCGTTGGAAGGATTGGGCGGATTGGAAATCTTCGCTCCCTTCGGTGGCGACCGGGCCTGTGGATCAGATCTTGGGCCCTGGCGATGGGGTGCGGACGACGTTCCAGCTGCGCAAGCGGTATCTGTCGGGGTCTCAGGACTATTGGCGCCCGATTGCCAAGCCCGTGGCGGGCACGGTGACGGTGGCGATTGCAGATGATCCCAAGGTGGAAGGGGTGGAGTTCACGGTCGATGCGACGACCGGGCTTGTGAGCTTTGTCACGCCCCCTGACATTGGTGCGCAGGTCACGGCGGGGTTTGAGTTTGATGTGCCGGTGCGGTTCGACACCGACCGCATCGCGGTGTCGCTGGCCTCGTTCAAGGCGGGTGAGGTGCCAGATGTGCCGGTGATCGAGGTGCGGCTATGAGCGGGCGCGAGGCGCTTTTTCAGCATCTGGGCGGCGGCATCACCACGGTCTGTCATTGCTGGCGGGTGACGCGCAAGGATGGCGAGACCTATGGCTTTACCGACCATGACCGCGATCTGAGCTTTGATGGGCACGTGTTCAAAGCGTCCAGCGGGCTGTCGGCGGGGGCCTTGCAGCAGACGACGGGCCTGTCGGTGGACAATTCCGAGGCGGTGGGGGCTTTGTCGGATGCCTCGGTCCGCGAGGAAGATCTCGCGGAGGGGCGCTTTGATGGGGCCGAAGTGCAAAGCTGGCTGGTGAACTGGGCCGATGTGAGCGCGCGGGTGACCGAGTTTCGCGGCAATTTTGGTGAGGTCACGCGCAAGGCTGGGGCCTTTCGGGTGGAACTGCGGGGCCTGAGCGAGCGGCTGAACCAAGTGCAGGGTTTGGTCTATCAGGCGGGCTGTGGCGCGGTTCTGGGGGATGCGCGCTGTGGGGTGGACCTTGGCCTGCCGGCCTATCGGGCCACCGCGCTGATTGCCGAGATCGACGTGCTGGGCCGGATCAGGATCGAGGGTTTGACCGGCTTTGCCGATCAGTGGTTTGAACGTGGTCAGATCGAGGTGCTGAGCGGGGCCTCGGCCGGCATGTCGGTGATGGTCAAGGCCGACCGGCTGACCGCTACGGGCCGGGTGGTGGACCTTTGGCACGGCACGGGTGCGGTGTTGGCCGCGGGCGACAGCATCCGGTTGATTGCCGGTTGTGATCGGCGCGCGGCGACCTGCCAGACGAAGTTTGCGAATTTCCTGAACTTTCGTGGCTTTCCCCATGTGCCGGGGGAGGATTGGCTGACCTCGTATCCCGTCTCGGGCACTGTGAATGACGGGGGGAGCCTGCAGGGATGACCCGCAATGACGAGGTTCTGGCGCGTGCCCGTGACTGGTTAGGCACGCCCTATCGCCATCAAGCGAGTTGCAAGGGCGCGGGCACGGATTGTCTGGGCCTCTTGCGCGGCATCTGGCGCGAGATTCACGGCGATGAGCCGCGCGTGGTGCCAGCCTACACCGCAGACTGGGGCGAGCCGACCGGGCAGGAGGTGCTGTTGCAGGCCGCGCAGGCGATCTTGCAGCCCGTGGTGCAGGGCCAAGAGGTGCCCGGCGACATCTTGCTGTTTCGCATGCGGCCGGGTGCGGTGGCCAAGCATCTGGGCATTCTGGCCGAAACGGGCTCTGTGCCCGCGTTCATTCATGCCTACAGCGGTCATGGGGTTGTGATCTCGCCGCTGTCGGGGCCTTGGCAGCGCAAGATCGCCGCCATTTTTCGTTTTCCTTGAAGGAGCCTGAACCATGGCGACCATCCTTTTGTCAGCAGTCGGAGCGGCCGTCGGGGCGGGGTTCGGCGGCACGGTGCTGGGCCTGTCAGGGGCGGTGATTGGCCGGGCCATCGGGGCCACGCTGGGTCAGGTCATTGACCAGCGTCTGCTTGGTGCGGGATCCGAGGCGGTGGAGGTTGGCCGGGTTGAGCGGTTTCGCCTGACCGGGGCCAGCGAGGGCGCGGCGGTCACGCGGGCTTGGGGCCGCGTGCGGCTGGGGGGGCAGGTGATCTGGGCGACGCGCTTTCGCGAAACGGTGTCCGAGACCGGCAGCGGCAAGGGCGGCGGTGGGGGCCGGGTGACGCAATACAGCTATTCGGTCAGCCTTGCGATTGCGCTTTGCGAAGGCGAAATCCGCCGCGTGGGTCGGATCTGGGCCGATGGCAACGAGATTGCCACCAACACGCTGACCCTACGGGTCTACAAAGGGACCCAGACCCAGCTTCCCGATCCCAAGATTGCGGCGGTCGAGGGCGCGGGCAATGCGCCGGCCTATCGCGGGATCGCCTATGTGGTGATCGAGGATCTCGATCTTTCGGCCTTTGGCAACCGGGTGCCGCAGTTCAGCTTTGAGGTCGTGCGTCCGGCGCAGACGGCGGCCGGAGCGCGGGATGAGGAGTTGGCGGCCAGCATCTCGGGTGTTTGCGTGATTCCGGGCACGGGCGAATACTCGTTGGCAACAACGCCTGTGAATTACCAGATCGGCCCCGGCCAGAACCGCACGGCCAATGTGAACATGCCAACCAACCAGACCGACTTTGCGCTGTCTCTGGAGCAGTTGACCGAAGAGATGCCGGGGGTGGGGGCGGCCTCTTTGGTGGTGTCGTGGTTCGGCGATGATCTGCGCTGTGGGCAATGCACAATTCGACCGAAGGTGGAACAAAAAACGCTGGACGGCGTGGGCATGCCGTGGCGGTCGGGCGGGATCACCCGGGCCATGGCCGAGGAAGTGCCCAAGGTGGGGGGGCGTTCGATCTATGGCGGCACGCCGACCGATCAGGCCGTGATCGAGGCGATTGTCGCGATGAAGGCCGCGGGAAAGGACGTGACCTTCTACCCCTTCATCCTGATGGACCAGTTGGAGGGCAATAGCCTTGTAAACCCCTGGACCGGGCAGGTGGGCCAGCCAAAGCTGCCCTGGCGCGGGCGCATCACCACCTCGCTGGCGCCGGGCCTTGCTGGCACCCCAGACTGCACCGCCGCCGCTGCGGCCGAGGTGGCAGCCTTTATCGGCACGGCCACGGCGGCGCATTTTTCGCTGTCGGGCACCACGATCAGCTATAGCGGACCGAATGAATGGAGCTATCGGCGCTTCATCCTGCACAATGCCATGCTCTGTGCCGCGGCCGGCGGGGTCGAGGCGTTCTGCATCGGGTCAGAAATGCGGGGGCTGACGCAGATCCGGGGGGCGGGCGATAGCTTTCCGGCAGTGACGGCCTTGATCGCGCTGGCCGCCGATGTGCGCACCATTCTGGGGCCGACCTGCAAGCTCTCCTATGCCGCGGATTGGTCGGAGTATTTCGGCTATCACGTCGGCAACAACGTCTACTTCCATCTTGATCCCCTATGGGCCAATCCCAACATCGACTTCATTGGCATCGACAATTACATGCCGCTGTCAGATTGGCGCGAAGGGGAGGTGCACGCCGACAGCGCATGGCAATCCCTTTATGACCCAGATTACCTGATCGCCAATATCGCGGGCGGCGAGGGGTTTGACTGGTTTTACGCCAATGAGGTCGATGAGGCCGCGCAAACCCGCACCCCCATCACCGATGGCGCCCATGACGAGCCTTGGGTCTACCGCTATAAGGATTTGCGCAATTGGTGGCTATCGCAGCACCATCCGCGCATTGCCGGGGTGCGCCAAGCCACGCCCACCCCTTGGGTCCCGCAATCCAAGCCCTTCCGCTTTGTCGAATATGGCTGTGCAGCCATCGACAAGGGCACCAATCAGCCCAACAAGTTTCTAGATCCGAAATCTTCGGAATCCGCGCTGCCCAAGTTCTCGACCGGCCAGCGTGATGATCTGGTGCAGATGGCCTATTACACCGCCATGGCGCGGTTCTGGCGTGATCCGGCCAACAACCCCGCCTCTTTGGCCTATGCTGGGTCGATGCTGGATTTTGACCGTTCCCTTGCTTGGGCTTGGGATGCCCGGCCGTTCCCGGCCTTTCCCTTGAACCAGACGCTGTGGAGCGATGGCGGAAATTTTGAGGCCGGGCATTGGCTGAACGGACGATCGGCCAATCAGTCGCTGGCCGCCGTGATCGAGGATGTCTGCGATGCGGCATTTCTCCCCAATGTCGACACCACCCGCGCCCATGGTGTGGTGCGGGGGTATCATGTGACTGACGTTGCCTCAGCCCGTGCCGTTTTGCAGCCGGTGTTGCAGGCCGCCTCGGTCGATGCGGTCGAACGCGAGGGGCGGATGAGCTTTCTGCGCCGCACCGGGCTTGCCCCGACGCCCTTGGCCCCCGAGAGCCTTGCCCTGATGGAGGGTGGTGAAGCGGGCCTTGAGGCTACGCGTCTGGGAGAGACCGAGACACACGACCATCTGCGCCTGATCTATCTTGAGGCCGAAAGCGACTTTGCCGTGCGTGCCGTGGCGGCAAGCCTGCCTGACGCCACAGGGGCGTCCGTGGCGCAAAGCGATCTGCCCTTGGCCCTGACGCGGGCCGAGGCTGCGGCCATGGCCGAGCGTTGGCTGATTGAGGCGAGGCTGGCCCGTGACAGCCTGCGGTTGGGTCTGCCACCTTCGCGCCGCGAGATCGGGGCCGGATCGGTGATCGAGGTGGCGGGCAAACGCTACCGGGTGGATCGCTGCGAGTTGACCGCGATGCAAACCATTGAGGCGATGCGCATCGACCCGGCGGTCTACCGCGACCCCAGAATCGACCCCGAGGCGACCAGCTGGAAGCCCTACCAACCCCCTTTGCCACCCTATCCGGTGTTTCTCGACCTGCCCCTGCTGACAGGATCGGAACAGCCGCATGTGCCGCATCTCGCGGTGGCGGCCAGCCCTTGGCCGGGGCAGGTGGCGCTCTGGTCCTCACCGACCGAGGCGGGTTTCACACTCAACACCCTTCTCAACCGTCCTGCGATTGTGGGCGTGACCGAGACCGCGCTCGCCCGTGGTCAGGCCGGGCGGTGGGAGCGCGGCCCGGCCCTGCGCATCCGGTTGGGGTCCGGTCAGCTGTCCTCGGCCGATGCGCTTTCGGTGCTGGCCGGCGGCAATGCGCTGGCCATCGGCGATGGCAGCGCGGACCTGTGGGAGGTGCTGCAATTCGCCGATGCCGTGCTGGTGGCACCGGGGACCTATGAGATTCACACCCGCTTGCGGGGCCAACTTGGCACCGACGGGCTGATGCCCGATCTTTGGCCCGCTGGCAGTACGGTGGTGCTTCTCGACGCGGCCCTGCGCCAGATCACCCTGCCACAATCGGCCCGCGGCTTGGTGCGCCATTACCGGGTGGGCGACGCCACGCGCGGCTTTGATGCCGAAGGGGTCGTCGCACTGAATGCCGCGTTTCAGGGCAACGGGCTGCGGCCCTACTCGGTCTGCCATCTGAAAAAGCGCGGCGCGCTGGGCGCGGACATCGACCTTGACTGGATCCGCCGGACCCGGATCGACGGCGACAGCTGGCAGTCGATCGAGGTGCCTTTGGGCGAAGAGACCGAGCGCTATCGTCTGCAGGTCTTTTCTGGCGCCTCGCTCTTGCGCGAAGTGACGACAACGCAACCAGGCTGGACCTATCCCGCCGCGCTGCAAGCGGTGGACGGGGCTGGGCCGCTGACGAGGATTGAGGTGGCGCAGATCTCGGCCAGCTTTGGTGCAGGCCCGGCGCGGGCGCTGACCTTGGGCTAA